TGACGTCGAAGACGGATGAGCTCAGATTGCCCTACGACCGCGCCTTCACGACCTATCAGCGCCGCACGGCATTTTATGCTAGTGTCAATGCCCGCGAGTTCTTAACGGACACGTCCGGGAATCGAAGATTCTGGGTACTCGCTGTCAGAGATATAGACGTCAATCACGGCGTCAACATGCAGCAGCTCTGGGCCCAGGTCAAAGAAACAATGTATGTGCCTGGTCAAAAGAATTGGTTTCTCTCGCCCGATGAGCGTGAGCTCTTGCAGGATAGTAATGAGCAATACCGCACACAATCAAGCGTGGAAGATCTGATCCTGGAGCACGTCAACTTTGAGAGCCAATACACTAAGGCCGTGCAAATGACTAAGCTCTTGCGCGATTTGGGGATCAAATCCCCGAGGATGCCAGACTTCAAAGAAGCAAGTCGTGTCTTACACGAGAGAGGCATCGAGCCGCGCAGATCCAATGGCAAGAAGATCTATGACCTGGATTACACCCCAATTGAAGACGAATCGACCGGCACATTGTCGAGCAATTGGAATGATTGATCTAGTGCTCGCAGTGTTAGGTACACTGTTCGGGATGATTGCAGTTAGCATTTTATTGTTTATGATATATATAATAATTGATAAGGATTAGCAGATATATGCAAAGGTTTACAAGAAAAGGGTATAGTAAAGGGTATGGTAAGAAAAGCTGTACCCTGTTGCTAAAGCCTTTATCTAAGCGGTTTATAGCATATAGTAGTGTATAGTGTATATATATATAAAGATATTACTATTTACTGCTTATAAGATGCCATTCTTATGGGTTACAAATAGGGTATTTATAAGTGGTTATACACTACCCTCTATACACTGATAGGAGTTTGATACAATGAGCAAAGGATCTAAAAGAAGACCAAGGCAGATCTCAGAACAAGAATGGTTTGATAATTGGGAACGAATTTACGGAAAGAAAAAAGATGCCAAGAACAAAAAAGGACAAGAAAAAAATAGTTGATACGCCATTGCAGTTTGATAGAGATCAAGAGCATGGTCTGACCGAAATGCAAGCCAGCTTCGTCTGGCACTACACCGAAGGTGCATGCGGTATGACCGAAGCGGCCAGGAAAGCTGGGTATGAGTTTCCCAGCCAGTCGGCAAACAAATTGTTGAACGGCAAGGATTATCCGAATGTGGTTAAGGCCATCCGGATCAAACAAGATGAGCTTGCTGAGAAGTATGCGATCACACCACAAAAGACCGGGACGATGTTGTGGAAAGTCATGGAGAGCGCTTACGAAAGTGGGCAGTTCAATGCAGCCGTGAGTGCGATCAAAGAGCTCAACCAACTCGCTGGTTTGTCCATCAATAGATCCCAGAATATTAATATCAATGCCAACCTGGAGAAGATGTCTAGGGAGCAGATCAAGGAAAGATTAGGTCAGTTACTCGGAGCAGAAACCGGTAACTACTCTGCAAAAGATAAATAGATCTATAACTTCGTTTTAGCCGCTTCTTAGTCAGAGAAAAAATATTTTGACTTTTTTTAAAAAAATGCTCTAAGTCCTTGATATTCCGTGCTTTTTTAGGTGTGCAACCTTGTATTCTTTTGTGCAACTATGTGCAACATGTGAGCACAATAGTAACGCGTAACAAATTGGAGTCCCTAGAACCCGCTTTTTTGCTGACATTTGGTTTTTTTTGGATCCCTACACCCCCAAAATCGTCGGCGCGTATGCTGTATGTATATTAACTAAGTTAGACACACTAAATCACAACAAAAAATGATTCCTATAGATTGCAATTTTGTGCAAATTCTGACAAACTCGTTATCAAGATGTCACAAATAGCTAATTGCATACTGGGACTCCTGCTGACCATTTTTATGGGCTGGTTCGCATGGCAATCCTCAGTTATTGTGTACGAACAAAAACAAAAAAGGAAAAAAAATTCTGATGCCGATTAATTCTAGAAACAAAGGCGCCCAATTTGAACGTGACATAGCGAAGATCCTCAATGGTTTCTTTCTGGACAACGACATCGACTTTCAAACCAAACGCAACCTGGACCAATACCAACAAAAAGATCTATGCGATTTGGACATACCCTTTCATGCGGTTGAGTGCAAATTCTACAAAGAAGGCGAATGGTTAAAATCCGCCTGGTGGGATCAAGTTTGCAGTGCCAGCGATGGTAAGATCCCGGTATTGATATTTAAGTTCAACCGCAGACCGATCCGCGTGTGCATACCTTTGTATGCCATTAACCTGGAATGGCCGCACGAAAACGACAAGATCTGCGTCATGGCGATGGATGATTGGCTAAACACCTTGAAAAACAACTGGCGAAGCTATGAGCAGCGATATTCTACCTAATCACGGCGTAACTGGTCTGTCAGTCAGCCAGGAAGAGATAGATCTGTTTCTTGATTACCTGGTTGAAGCCAAAGGCATAGTCGCCAAGGTCAACGACCAGGGCGAAGAGATCCAAAAGAAAGAGATCCGTGACGCTACGATCTATTACATTGACGAAAAACAGACGCGTTTGTATCAGATCTTGAATAAAATTGCCTATTCAGCCAATAAATACTTCAAATACGACATCAATGGCATAGAAAAGGCCCAGATCATTCACTACAAAGCGCCATCCAACGGCTATGAGTACCATATTGACATTGGACCAGACGGCACGGCCGCACATAGGAAGATCAGCATGAGTCTTTTGCTTAACGAGGAGTACGAAGGCGGCGAAATTTGCTTCCGTTCCAGCGAAAAAGAAAGTTGTACGCGTCCGAAAATGGGTGAAGTGGTGTTGTTTAGCTCTTTTTTGTCACATAAAGTCAAACCCGTGACAACTGGCGATAGATACGTTGTGGTTGCTTGGTTTACTGGTCCGCCGTTTCGTTAGGATCCTTATCGACCTGGTTTTTCTCCAGGATTTCTTTTTTTCTTGCTGCGAAATCAGCGATTAGTTTCTTATAATGCTTGGGACTCATACGATACAAAGTTTTTACTGGCTTAATATTTTCTTTGTAATGTTTCTCCAGGGCCTCAACTGTATCGGTGGGCATGAAGGTAGTCATAGCCAGGTAAATGCTTTCACAAAAGTCAAACTTCTTCTTGCTTTCTGGATCCCAGAAAGGCACCGGTGGAATTTGTGGCATTATCTATTCCAAACAGGGAAGTCGAAATCTCTTTTTTTGAGCTCTTCGTAGATCTCTTTGCCTCGTTCTCTTGAATAAGGTTTTTGCTGATCTTGAATGCGCTCTATCGAGTTTTCAGTGTACCAGTCGTTAAAAGACGGCACGATCACTTCCTTTTTAGCTCCATTTATCATAAGTTTCCTCCAAATCTTCTTCGTTTACAAAACTTACCTGGTTAGTTTCTTCGTCCAGGAATCTAACCTTACCTTCATCATTATAGCCATAAAAATAACCAAATATCGCATGACCATATAATTTTACACGTTGGCCGTGTTCAAGATTTGCTTTCATCTTTCCTCCTCTCATATTCTTTGATTAAGATCTCTGCTTCTCTGTTGGCGTTATCGACCAAATCGTTGAGTGCGTCGATCTCTTTTAAGATCGCGTCTTTTTCTAGTGGATGTGTGACGTAGGGCATTTGATCTTCAAGATCTTCGATCTGGCGTTGACAAATGGCCCGGAACCGAGCTGCAACATCCTCCAGGCGTATGACGTTATCTTTGCTCAATTGTTCTTCCAGTGTGGTAGGCCGTTAGGATATTTAAAGGCCAGTTTGAATTTTCTTAGATCCTCGGGATCCGTAATGATCTCATTCATGGTTTTCATTATAGGCGTTTGCATCGTGAAACCATATTTTTCCATAAGACCAGGCATAACTTCGTTCCAAAGTTTATTCTTCCCTCTCATAGTTTCCTCCAGATCCAGTTCCATAGTTTCACCAAATCGGCGTTCAAGTTCTCTAACATTTTTGCTAGATTTTTTAGTCCTTCGTTCATAGGTCCTCCCTAACTAATTCTGGTATAGAATACAATAAGTTATAAATAGTTGCAAATATATGTGCATTTGTTATTATTGTATTGTGAGTAACGCATTGAAAGGAGGAAAAAATGGCAGGATATCACCAAAATACTGATTGCCCTTCATGTGGCAATGAACAAGCTGACTACTTTTACGATAGTCACGATAGACAGGTAATTATTGATTGTGACAAGTGCGGTTATACGTCAGTAAAAACTATGCCAATAGAATTTGAATTAAGAAGAAGAGGAGAGTTAGCATGACAGCTATGAACTTTACACACTTAGCAACTGGCGTACCAACCAATTGCGCTATGACTTGGACTCAAGTAATCAAGTATAGGCTTGGATTAAAGAATCATGTAATTGATGAAGTAATGACTCGATACGATCTTGACGAATACGAGTATGAATATGTCGGAGTTACTAGGAGAACGCTATGAATTATCCAGGATATTTTGAGCTAATAAAACCAATGGGCCGTGAGAAAGAATATGGATTTCAAATCAATTGGAAGAAACCTTCATGGTCATTTTTTGCTTGGATAGATCTCACCAAAAGAAGATCTAAATACACTGTTCCATTTTTTAATTTTGAAGTTTGTGAAGACTATGGTCCAAAACTAAAACTTGGTAAGTTACATTTACAATTTACTACCTGGGAGGCAGCATGAAAGTGGTGCCAGTAACACTACAGCTGGCTAAGATCTTTTATAGCGAGTTTCATAGAACCAACAAACCGCCGGTGGGCCACAAGAAAAGTTATGTGGCCTTACTCGGTGACGAGTGGACCAAGTGCATAATGGTTGATCCGATGGATCTACCAGAAACCTGGTTAGAAGATGAACACGAGGATCTAAGGATTAGGTACGACGATGCCGGCGATTGTTACTTATACACAAGAGGACAGATCGTTGGTATTAGCACAATCGGTAGGCCGGTGGCCAGGTGGAAAGATCCTGGAGTGTATGAGTTGACCAGGATATGTTTCAACTTTGAACCCAAGACCAACAAAGAGAGAAAGTATTACAGCAAGTTTATTAGAGAGGCGATGTCCGATTTTCAGCTGGACCACCAGGTATCTAAGTTTGTGACTTACATACACGATTACCAAAGTGGCAGATACCTAGAATACGCAGGTTTCAAAAAAGACAAGCACGTCAAATACAGTGCAAACAATATAGGCTGGGCAACTAGGCCTAACAGATCAAATTCAGATTTAAAACCAAAACTAAGATTTATTAAGGAGGCAGCATGATTGAACCAAGAAAACAAGTAAACAATATCTACGGCTATATCAGAGTATCATCTGAGCAGCAGGTCAAAGATGGCTCTTCACTCGAAGAGCAAAAGAGATCTATTGAGGAGTTTGTCGCCAACAAATACGGCGGTAGGAAAGTTGACAAGTTCTTTACCGACGCTGGCATTAGTGGCATGAAGCCATTGCTTGAGCGTCCAGGCTCCAGAGAGCTGACCGACACCATGGACGACCATGACGTGAT